CCACACACCGTGGTCCTCCGTTTGCGATCGAGTCGCACATTCTAATTTTTACACAGATTTAAGTAGGCTTGCGCGCTGGGCCCGCCCCCTCTGCATGGACATGATGATGAGCAGGCCCGCAATCGCCGCGAAGGCTATGATCCACAAGCGATTTTTCTCGCCTGAGTCCCATTCAAGAGGGTCTGGGAGGCCCATGGGTCTCTTCGGTTTCAGGTCCTCCACGACCGTTTCAAATCTCAAAAGAAACATGTTCCGGCCCAGATCAAGGCTCGATGCTGTATCATAGTAAGGCGCTCCATTGTTCGGTTGGCGCCATGTGATGGTCAAGCGGTCCAAAGTGTCTATAGGGTAAGGGTACTTGGTTCCTATACGATAATTTTGATTGTAAAATTCGTACGTCCCTGAAACTTTGACGGGCAATACGGCAAAGGCGCCGTTGAACGAGTTGCTCGTGACCGTCATCACGTTCGCGGACGTGGAGCGGACGAGGGCATCGGCCGTCTGGTGTTGAGGGGATCGAAGTTCGAGAATGTCCAGACAGACGAACTGGGACACGTTCAGACTCGGCAGCATCGCCGAGACGAGCTCGGCCCGGGCGATGTTGCGGATCGGTGTTGCCAAGTGCAACGTGAAAGAGTTTGAATTAGGGTATGTGACCTGATTCCGGTTATTGGAATCTACGTACACAACGTAGTCCATCTAGTAAAGAAAAACATTGTTTTTCGTCGAGAAAAGCCCTAGAACTTACTTAGGGTACAAACACGGGTTATTCTTTGCACATGTGAAGCGGAACGTCATAAAGGTCGGTCCGAGTGTGATGGCCGGCTGACCTCCAGCCGCGTTGAAGATGTTCACCGTCAGCTTGTCGAGCTGGCGGATAGGCTCCAAGTACGAGACTTCGACCGGGAAATAGTTACCGGACGTGAAAGTCGTACGGTGGTCGGTCGTACCGTCACTGACCGGAATGCACACCAGAGAGCTGGCGAGGTATCCGACGTTCGATGAGGTCGCGGTCGAAGAACCGACGTTCCCCGTCTTACCCGACACTGAAAATGCGTACTTCAGGGCAGTACGATCCAGAAATTTGCTCTTAAGTTCGTCCACGTGGACATAGTAAGAGCTCGTTGTGGCGGGCGAGGTCGCGTTACCATGGAGGCTCACACATAAGAGCTCAGCCTTGACGACGTTGCGTAGGGGGATATTGAGGTACCCTACGAAACTTGTGTTAGAAGTTGCGAATGCAGAGTCGACACGGAGCGTGTAGACTTCCGTGTCGCACATTTACTTTATGAGAAGGTTTTTTTACTTCTCCAGCAGCGAGCCGCCGATGCCGTCAGCAATCGCAAAGTCGCGCATCTGGTCGTGGATGAACGCCTGGTCGCCGCACAGGCCACCTGGGGTCATGCCCGAAGACAGGTACGAGGACTTCTCTGAGGGGCCCGGGGTGCACTCCAGAGACGGCGTGATGGAGAACAGGCTCGCGGGCTGGGCCTGGACGGACGGCCCGGGCTTGGTCACGAGCGGGGCCGGCTCCCACGCGTAGCGGCTCTTCTGGCTCTGAACCAGCATGACCAGGATGGTCACGAGCAGACCGATGATGAGGGCATTGGTGACAATCTTTCCAACCTTAATCGCCATTTGATTTTTACTGATATTATTTTTCAACCAGGCCCCGTAGGGGCCTTGTTGAATCCGACAAAAAGTTCCTGTCGAAAGTCGGCCCTTCGGCCCGACTTTCACCAATTTCGCGTTAAAGCCAAGAGGTTCCTTTCTACAAAGGTCTTATAATGGATATCTCCATAGATGCGAGTGGTGGCGGTACCTCCATGAACCTGAACGATGACGAGTCGCGCCTGATGGACGAGATCTCGTTCCAGGTTCCGAGCAAAAAGACGGTTCCCCTGCGGGCCAAGCCGAGCCGGCCGAGCCCGTTCGCCAAGAAGGCACCTGGCCCACCCCAGCCTCAGTTTGCACCGGACGATGGCCTGGATATGTTCATGAATCCTGGGAAGCGTACGGCCCAAGCGCCCCCTCCCCCTGAAGAGTTTGACGGAGGCGAGGGTGATGAGGAAGAGGAGGAGGGTCAGGAGCAGCAGCAGCAGCAGTACCAGGGAGGTGGAGGTGGTCAGGTGCCTTCTGAGGGTTACAGTTCGATCGAGGATGAGAAGGCTGATTTGCTGAACAAAATTAGCCGCCTCATCAAGAAGGGCTTCAGTTCGAGCGCCCGTCTGAACATCTACTCGGACATCGATGAGATCCGCACAGAGTACAAGCGCATGACGTACAGTATCGAGGTTGAGCGCTCCATCAAGTTCCAGCGTCGCATGCTGGTCGCCGCCGTGACTGGATTTGAGTTCCTGAATGAGAAGTTCGATCCATTTGACCTGGAGCTTAATGGCTGGTCCCAGAACACCATGGAGAACGTCGAGGACTACGACGGAGTCTTTGAGGATCTGTACAACAAGTACAAGACGAAGGTCCATGTGGCTCCTGAGGTCAAGCTGATCATGATGGTCGGCGGCTCTGCGATGATGTTCCACTTGACCAACTCTATGTTCAAGGCGGCGGTCCCGAACGTCTCTCAGGTTATGAAGCAGAACCCCGACCTGATGCGTAACATGGTCGATGCGGTTCAGCGGTCTCAGCCGAGCCAGGGCTTTGGCTCTCCGGTCGAGGGCGCTGGTCAGCCTCCGCAGCAGGGCCTGCGTCGCGACATGCGCGGACCGGGCATGGACTTTGGATCCCTGATGGGTATGATGGGCCCGCCGCCGCCGATGCAGACGCGCCCGGGTGGAGGTGATGACGAGTCCGTCTCGGACATTGTGAGCGTGGACATGGGCGATCCCGACACGCGCGAGGTGACTGTGGGCTCCAAGAAGCGCGGACCCAAGCCGAAGAAGAAGGAGGTTCAATTGTAAACTGGTTAGTATTCCATTTATTTCTTAAGCAAGTAATATAATGGACCCTGGGGCGGCGTCTCCTCCAGTTTCGGTCAACGGAGCGGCGCCACCCGTTACCACAACTGAAATGCAGCCCCCGGCTCCGGCTCCAGCCCCCGCGCCTGCTCCGCCGCCGGTCCTGGTCGAAGAAAAACCCAAGCCATTTCCAGCATGGGCCATAGCTCTGATAGTGATACTTATTCTGCTAATCATAGCAGGTGGTGTATTTGTATATCAGAAAATGAAGCCTCCAGCAAAAAATGTCAGAAGATAAGTAATAGATGGGATTGTCCTATGCCCCATTCGAGGACCCAGTGGCTCCCCGACCACCCTCCTATTCGCCTATTCAAATGGAAGACATAAAGAAACTCTCGGCGCCTCAGCAAGACGCGACCGAGTGCAATTACCTCGTCATGTTCTTCGTCATCGGCGTCTTCGGCCTCGCGCTCACCGACGCCATTAAATCCCAGAACTAAATGTAGTGATGGGCCGATTTGGGTCGTTTATGATGTGGTACCGTCTCAAAAGCGATCAGGACCATCTTTATCTAAAGCTTGACGGTGGCGCGTTCCTCACTGAACAGCCAGTGTCCATCGAGGACGCGGACGCATACATCGAAGAGACGATCGAGGCGACGAAGGAAATGCATGAAATCCTTGCGTCAGACAATCGTCTCTTGGTTGTGAAGCTCGACTTGCGCGAGTTTGATTACAGACGGGCTCACGTGATACCTATGATCAGGTACATGACCCGAGCGGCTAGTCAAGGTATGGAGATTGCTCGGTTCGAGGTTTTGGGGGCGGGTGAGTACTGGTCGTACATAGCTTCATTATTGCCTAAAAAAACGCGCGACTTGGTTATTCTAAAATAGGCACCGGCCTTCATTGATCGGCTTGACCTCCGGCTCGGGTTCTGGTGCGCCCCTCTGGAACCCACCCTCTGCGTAAATCTTGCACCTCTTGCGGTACATTGCGTGAAAAACCGACCAATGGTCAGCGACGTCATAGATCAACGGGTCGTTCTTTCCTGGTCCCAAAGCGCTCTTTGGGACCTCACGCATAATCCGTCCTATCGACTGCTTAATGTCCGACTTTGGAGTCGATAGGATCACCGTATCCAGGACTGGAATGTCCAGACCCTCTTGGGCGAGCTGAAATGTGGCGACGACCACGCGCTTCTCAGCCGACAGTGCCAGTTCAGCCTCCTTCATGCCACCGACGTACAAGCCACTTAAGGCGTCACCCAATTTACTCTGTAAATAGAAGCAATGCTCTCGCCGGTCGCTCAGAATGAGTACACGCCTCTGGAGGGACAGGGCCTCGTGGACCGTCCGAAGAAGCATGTCGTTCCGCGCCTCGATTTCAGTAAGCTGACTGATCATCCCGGCCATGTTAATCTTCCCAAACCGCGTCACCGGAGGAGCTTCTTTGAACGCTTCATCGGTGTAATGAAGCGTCTCGACCCGCGTAGACTTTTGGGACGTCCGCTCTACACGGAAAAACTCGGGCCCTAAAAACCAGTACAAGAGGCGCGTCAGACCATCCTTGCGGTCGGGTGTGGCCGTGAGCCCCAAAGTGTACTTGGGGCAAATTTTGAACATAAATTGAGAAAAGGCGGGTGCACCGATGTGGTGGGCCTCATCCACCACGAGCAATCCCACCGAGTCGAACGCATCTGTGGGAAATTCACGCATACACATGGTCTGAATCATCGCAATCACAAAGTCCTTCCCTTCGACATCGAACGTGTCCCCTTGGACCCGTCCGATGGTCGCACCCGGACAGAACGACTGGATCCGGTCCCTCCACTGGTTCGCAAGGAACTCCTTGTGGACGACGATCATCGTCTGGACCTTCAGATGTGCCGAAAAAGCCAAGGCACATACAGTCTTTCCGTATCCCGGCGGTATCGATAGTACGCCGCCTCCGACCGTTTCAAAGGCTCGAACGCCTGCAGCGAAAGCTTCGTCCTGTCGTGTCGGTTTCGCAAGCGATCCCACAAACCCAATAGGCCGATCAGAATTAGGGGGCCGCCTGGAATCCCGGGCGGGCGGCCCGCAGCGCTCAAGGCCGAAGTACCGCGGTACCAAAAGTCGGCCATCGGTGGTCCGTCTCCAAACCTTGAAGGAAGGTGCTGGAGCATCATTCTTCACTGGTCTAACAGTGAGTTCCTTTTTTATATCCTTCGAGTCTTCAGTGACGTATCCGTTTCGGGTCAGGCTCATTAATTTCTGGATATAAATTAGATGTCGCAGCCCTTTAACAGCCCGGCTCCAGCTCCCGCCCCGGCCACAGCCGCCAGTTTTGATTTGGGTACTGGGGCCTTGAGTGTGAATTTTCCGGGGGCGCCATCGCCCTCGACGGGTTCGGTGGCAGACCTGGTCTTGTCAGAGTCGAGTAATTACATTGAACTGGGCGATCAAGGTGCAGACGCACCTTCCAAAACTCCAGGATACCCTAACACGTGGACGCACGTCAAGATGATCAATCAGTGGCCTGTTGATGGAGCCGAAGTCGTCAGTTCAGGTGCCAGTCTCCCCAGTATCCAAGCCTGGAGCCTCAAGGATAAACAGGGGGGGCTTTTTGAGATTGTCTACACGGACTCGAACGGTACGTCCAATGTTCTGTATAAAAACTCGACGACCGCACCAGAGCACGTGGTTACTCTGACTCCAGGGGGTTCGAAGGTCCTACCAGATCCAAAACTTGTGGCGGCTGCACCTGGCCCGACGAGCACCGAGGTCGAGTCGCCTTTGTGGGTCCAGGTTTCGTCGTGTTGCTCGAGCTTCATTTATTGCGCCGGAATAGTCTTCTTGTCGTCTATGCTTGTCCCAAAGAGATGATCACGTAGTGTGTCGCCCCATCCCACGACTTGCGTTCGAGAAGCCCTCGGACCTCGTCACCCTTTTCAAGTTCCTGCACCGTCTTCAGTCCCGTCACGTGACACATGACGCGACCGTACCGGAAAGGAACCTTGGCGCGGTACAAAGCCCCGTCGGAACTCAGGATCTCGACGTACTTTCGTCCGTTCCAGTCGTAGTAGGGGGTCTCGATAACCCCCTCTACGATTAAGTTCGTCATTGACTTTTCAGCGCCAGATATTTTTATACGGAAATATCAGATGAAGATCCCTCTGATACTTCTGGTCCTTTTTGGGATATTTCTAGCCTTGCCCGCCACCTTCCGGGCGACCCGAGACATCCTCGGTGACTGGGTCGCAGACTCCAGCGGGGACCCCACGGGCCCCGGGTTCTTTTTTCACGCGCTTGTGCTTACGATCCTGGTTCTAGGGTTCAGCAAGACGGTGTCGAATTATGCTGCCGAAAATAACAAGGCCGAACGCAACGCGAGAGGAAAATATACGTCGAGAGACCTGAAAGACGGACGCCAATGTGCGACCCCAAGTGAAAGCACGCCACCGGGCGCTCCTCCCGCCGCGGCATACACGGGTGTTATACAGGACGATCTGGTCACATGTCTTCCGCTATCATTATAATTTTCCAAAGATAATGTAGATATGGCTGATATTTCAATAATAAAGCCTAAAAAGTCCACTTTTTTTTCCTTTGATCCACAATCCATAGCGACCTGGGCAGCCTCGCCTGCTGGCCAAGCGGCCGCAGTGGCGAGTCAGCAGCCGGCCCTATCAACGGACCCCGCTCCGACCGTGTCATTCACGATGAATAAATCAAATCCTATTAGAAATAGGATTACGCGTGAAACGGGTTGCGCATGCGGCAGGCCCTCGTGTGGTGACGATCCAGAGGATGGGGGGGAACGGGATTGTGGCGACTGTAACGGCAACGTAGCCATTAAAAAGCACAAGAGAACATGTTTGCGGAGAGATCCTGGATGGGAAACCTCGTATTGCCCACCGTGGGGTCCGGTTGTGGCTGCAACCGCCACATCTGCGTATGACGTAAAATGCACGTATCAGTATATAAACCCCGATCTGGTGTTCGGCCCCGGTGCCTCGGCTGTCGCTGAGAATTTCGATGCAGCCGTTTCAGAGGGATTTCAGAAGAAGTACTGTATGTCTTTGAAAAATCCAGACGATTTGTTGGCCAAGAAAAACGACTGTAAAGACCTGTTTGGAGCCGGTACGGATGTCGAATTTGATAAGAGAATTCTCGAGCTGTGCGCTGCCGTGAGTGGAGTCGGGTGGGCCAGTATGACCGAATCGTGTGTAGAGACTGCCCGGCGGTCGGTCCAGAACAACGATTCGAACGCGGGAGCTGCAAGTGCGCTTATGAACAAGTTTTGCAGAGGCGGCGCAGGGACGGACAAGACGGCGAACGGGACCGGCAACCATCGTGCAGATCCACGGTGCGGTTGTATCAACGCTCACGATCTCGGCTTCAAGGGCGCTGGAAACTGTCTCGAGGCGGCTAATCAGTCCTTGCCTGGCTGCGACAAGATGTACACTAAGATGAAGCCCCTCGTCGAGAGCGGAGGGCCTGGTCTCCAGGCTATTCAGGCTTTCACGACCGATCCTGGATGTATAGCCGAAGATTGTGAACTGGCCAAACAACCGGCCGAGCCAAATCACATATTCCCTTACTATGGTGCGGGTTCGGATTGCGCGGACGTACAGTTCAATATATGCGACATCCAAATCAATCAGCGCGTCGCTATGAATTCAGCCGTCCAGGCCCAGTGCAGCTTCCCAGAGCCCCCTGAAGGCGGAGGCGGAGGCGGAGGCGGAGGCTCAAGCACACCTGGAGCGGCCGGTGCTCCCGGAATGGCCCCAG